CGTCGGGTTGGCGGCGATCGCGCCCAGCGCGGTCTGCTTGGCGACGCCGACGATGTCCCTTCCGATTTGCAGAGCGCCAGCCATGGTTCAGACCTCCCGTTTGCGCGAATTCGCCTGCGGCCGGCGAGCCGGCTCGCGTTCGGCCAGACCGAGCCCCACGAGGTGCTCGAGCAGCTCCTCGTTCGCGGCGTCGCCGGCGACCGCCGTGCCCGCCTCGACCGAGAACTCGCCGCGGTAGAGCTCGCCATTGAACTCGCCCCAGACCTTCTGCGCGATCGCATACCTGCACTTCATCGTGGCTCCCATCCTGAAGGTGTCGTCACGCCGTGGCCTCGCCGGTCCAGGAGACCGTGAGCTCGACGCCGTAGGACCGCTGGTGCTCGTCGGGAACGGCCTCCAGGCCCTTGCTGCCGGAGACCTCGCAGCGATCGACGAGACCGCCGAGCGTGCGGTCGACGGCGAGCGCATCCTCGACGGCGTTCGTGAGCGCCACGCAGGCGTCGCGCACGTCCTTGAAGACGACGGTCGTCATGAGCACCGAACAGCGCACCTTGCACGTCCCCTCCTCCGAACGCTGGTGCCAGCCCGTGGTCGCCCAAGCGATCGCGTCGTCGAAATCGCCGCCGACCCAGATCTGCTGGTCGGCGAGCCCGCCAGCCGGGTAGCCGACGGAAACGTTCGCGCCAGTCGGCGCCGTGGCGACGATCGCCGCGCCGAGCGCGTCCATGACCGACGACGCGAGCGAGCGGAAGCCGGTCATGTGCGCGGCCTCCGCCGGCCGAACTCGGCCACCGCGGCGTCGACCTCCGGGATCCCGGTCGGCCGGCCGGGACCGGCGACAGACAAGCGGAAGAACCCGACGTCGGTCGCCTCGACCGTGGCCCGGCTCGAGAGCGCCGAGCGGAAGACGTACTCGCGCGCCAGAATCATGGCGGCGGTCGCCACCGGCGCCGGCGCGAAGTCGTAGCCGTGCTCCAGGACGATCGACACGAGGGTCGTGTCCAGCCAGTAACTGCCGGCCGGCTGGTCGATCGCGCCCCACTCAGTGAAGTCGAGGTTGGCGAGGTCCGACGGCGACATGGCCACGCCGTTGAGCGAGACCGAACGCAGGCTGCGGACCCGGTTGTAGTGGGTCTCGAGCCGGCGCACGCCGGCGTCGTAGCCGATGCCGTAGCCGATAGGCATGGGGTAGCCCTTGGCGTAGCGGGTGACTCGAGCGCAGCGCGGAACGAAGGCGACGCGCGCCGCCTTCTCGAACCGCTGCTCGCCGGCGACCCGCGCGGCACGAAGCATCGCCATTGGAAACTTGGTGGTGTCGGAAAACGACGGGTCCCAGACGCGGAAGTCGGCGATCTCGAACAGGAACCCGCCACAGATCTCGAAGAAGCTGTGCCAGGTGGTCGGACCGCCGGACGCCGTGCCGGTCCAGACGGCGGAGTAGGTGTCCAGGAGCGGCAGAGACGCCACCGGCACGTTCGCCGTGAGCGTGGTGCCAGAGACGACCGGCGTGCCGGTGTAGACTTGGACGCCGGAGCCGTCGTAGATCGCGAGCCCGAGCGAGCCGGACGCCGCCGCGGCGACCTCGGTAAGCGGGTCGATCGTGGTGACCACGAGCGGGTAGGTCCCGACGGTCTGCTGCCTGAAACGGTCCACCACGGCCCTCCTCTAGGCACAGAGCCCGGGCGCCCACGAGTCAGCAGGCGCCCGGGCTCATCACTGCCTACTTGCGGCGACCGCGGCTGCGGGTCGCCTTCTCGCCAGCGGCCTTGACGGCGAGCTCCTCGTCGCCGGACCAGGCAGCCGCACCCATGCCGACGAAGACCAGCGCGGTCGAGCGCGGGAGCTCCACGACGTCCCCGAGCTCGAAGATGTGCTCGGTCGCGCCGTCGGCCGTGCCGATGTTCCACACGGTCCGGCGGGTGAAGCAGACCTCCACTGCCGGGTCGATGACCTGCTCGGCGACGCGCGGAGCGTCCTCGAGCGCGGCCTCGTCGCCGGCGGCGTCCGCCGGCGGCGCCTCGTCGACCGGCGCCTCGGCGCCGGTTTCCACCACCTTCTCTTCGTCGGTCATGACGGCCCCCAGGTCAGGCGTTGTTGCTCTTCTGGAGCACGACCGCGTAGGGGTCCCAAGGGATCCCGCCGAAGCGGCCGAGCCCGTAGAAGATGACGTTCGGCTTGGCGGTGAACGGGTCGCGCAGGATGACCGGCTGCTTGTGGATGCCGACCGCATAGCCGCGCGAGAGATCGCCGAAGGCGATCGGGTAGGCGGTCGCGCCGACGGCGGGAGCGTCGTCGACCTCGACCACCGGCTTGCCGAGGATGGAAAACGAGCCGTCCGTCGGGTTGGGCACGACCAGCGGCGTGTTGTTCAGGTTCGGGTAGGCGAAGCCCATGGCGGTCGCCAGGGTCACCGAGCTCAGGTACCACTTGGCGTTCTGGCGGTACTTGATCGGCAGCTTGAAGAACTGCGTCAGGAAGCCCGTGTTGGTGATCGCCGCCGCCGAGCCCGACAGGGTCGTCTGGTAGGTGGCGTTGGCCAGGAAGATGCCCGCGAGCTTCTGCGAGCCCGAGCCGGCGCCCACGGCGGCGTCCTGGTTCATGGTCTCGAGGAAGTCCTCGTAGATCCAGTCGAGGTACATCTGCTCGGCGTCGGGCACGTCGTCCAGGAACGTCTGCGACGCCCGCTGGTCGGTGTAGTAGTCGAACGCCTGCAGGGAGCTCGCGGCGCCGCCGGTGAAGGTCGGCTCGCTCTGCTCGGAGCGCGCCCCGGCCTCTGTGGTGGACGTGACCACGCCGTGCGTGGCCTTGAACGGCAGGTACATGGTCGTGTTGCCGTTCATCGGGAACAGCGTGCAGTCCTGGATGAGCGGACTGTGGCGCCGGTACTTCTCGATGAGCGGCGCGTGCACCGGCTCGGGCACGACGAAGCCGCCGTTGGCGCCGGTGCCGGCGATGAGCGCGGCGCGCGTCTCCTCCGGCATGCCCGAGTAGCGGACCTCGCCGGTCTCCATGAAGTGGCGCAGGTCTCCCTTGAACGCCTTCTCCGGCGACTCGGCGCCCGGGATCACGGGAGCGCCGGCGACCGTGGCGCGCATGGTCTCGAGCTCGGTGTCGCGCAGGCTGCGTGCGACCTCCTCGAGGACGCCCATGCGACCGACGTCACGCATGACCTGGTCGCGGTCCTCGGCGGTCATCTCGGCGCCCTTGGCGAGCAACGCCTCGTTGCGGGACCGGATTTCGCCGGCCTCTTTTTCCAGCTCTCGGTAGTCAGCCATCTTGGCCAGCTCCCTTCACAGTCATGAATCCGACCCCGGGCACCGCCACGAGGTCGCTGGCGCGCGCCGGTCCGGCGCCGGACGGAGCGGCCGGCGATCCGCCGGCCTCCCCGGTGTCCTGCTGGTGTGCGCAGCGATCGCCGCCGGCTCCCACACCGGGTTCGGCCTCGCTGGAGCCCTCACCGGCGACCTGGGAGTCGGTCGCCCACTCAGGGTCGGCGCCGTTGAGCACGGTCTCGGTGAGGTCATGAATCTGGATGAGCGCGGCGAGGTTTTCGGCAGAGAGGACCTTGCCCTCGCGGAGCTCGCCCGGCAGCGCCGCCCAGACGCGCCGGCGCAACTCGCCGGACACAGAGGCGCGCGCCAGAGCAATCGTTTGCGGGTATGCCGGGATGGCCACGACCGAGAGCTCCGACACCCTGGCGCGCAGCACCGTCCGCAGGACGTAGCCGCCGTCGGGAGCCGCCTCGCTCGGGACCCAGGCGATGTCGTCCTCGAGCGCCAGGAAGCGGAACGACATCTGGTCGATGTCGCCGCGCTCCATCGAGGTGCGCAGATCGCGCGCCCAGGTCGTGTCCGGCGGGTAGCCGGTCGCCACGATGCCCGAGCCGTCGTCCATGGCGTCGAGCGTGCCGACGGACTGCCGGCCGATGACCATGGACGTCTGGTGATCGAACAGCATTCGCAGGTCGGGGTCGAGCTCGACCGACTCCGGCGCGAAGACCTCGCGCCAACCGCCCATATCCTCGGAGACGGCGCCGTAGACGAGCGCCTTGGCCTGGATGCGGTCGGGAGCACCGTCGGCGCCAGCGAGGAATCGCAGGTCGGGAACGACCCTCATGCGCAGCTCGGTGTTCATGAAGCGCCCTCCTCGTCGTGCGCCGGCGAACCTGGCGCCATGATGAAAGCCCCGTCACGCCGGCCGACGAAGTGGTCCACGAGGATCTGCGGCGAAAGCTGAATGCCAAGGTGACACGCGGACTCGCAGACCGGCGCCAGCAGACGATGAGCGAACGCCTCGGTGTCGGTGATCGGCCGGCCCCGGTCGTGGTCCTCGAGCGCCCTGCGCGTGATGAGATCGCCGGCGGTGCGAATCATCGTGGCCACGGCGAAGCGAGCGTTCTCGCCGGCGAGCAGGTTGCGCTCGCCGCCCTCGACCGGCGCCTTGGTCGGCGCGATCTCCTGCCCCTTGACCTTGTCCGCGGCCGGTACCGGCGGCGCCGCCTCGATCGGCGCGCCGGCCGGCGCGGTGTTGAGCGGCAGCCGGTAGTCGTCGCCGCCGTCGTAGGGATTCCAGTCCTCGAAGGCGCGCGCCTCGTTCGGGTTGAGCACGCCGCAGAGGATGAGGATGGAGTAGCCCGTCGACCGCGCGGCGAAGTCGCCCCGCAGGAGCGAGTCGATGTTGAACTTCACGAAGTAGCCCTTGGAGATCTCGCTCGGCAGGAACAGGCGCTGGGCGATCGTCGCCTCGGTGTCGACGGCCATGGGAGTGAGGGTGTGCTGGCCGAACCAGATGCCCGCCTGCTCGGCGTTCGAGTAGGTCCCGTGCGTCCAGTCCTGGAGCAGCGGCAGCGGGACCCTGAACAGCCGGCAGCACTCCTCCAGGAGCCACCGCTGCTCCTCGACGAGCTGCGCGTCCTTCAAGGACATGGCATTCTGCATGAGCTTCAAGCCGCGGTCGAAGATGCGCAGCTCGCCGGCGGTGAGCACGCCCGACGACCCCTTGAACTGCTCCGTCAGCGCCTCGTAGTCCTCGTCGGTGAGGTCCTGCTCGGTCGAGAGGTAGCCCGGGAAGTGCGTGCCGTTGGAAAGGAACCGCGAGAAGAACTGGCTCGAGGCGATCGACAGACCGATGGTGTCCCGAGCGACGTTGACGATCGACCGCCCCCAATAGGGGTTCTTGAGGACCTGCCCCTTGAAGTGGATGACCTCGTTGGCCGGGTAGACGCCGGCCGGGTTGATGACGTCGCCCGAATAGGCGTAGGCCATGCCGGCGGGAGTCATCTTCATGGTGGGAAGCGCGCCGGTCATCGGCCAGACGGATACCGGCTCGCCTTTCGCCCAGATGACCCGACCGAAGGCGTTGCCGACCAGGTCCTCCTGAATCTGCTTCCAGCGCCAGAACTGCGGCGCGGTCAGAAGCGGATTCGGTGCCACTGACAGGAGCTGGTAGACGGGGTGGTCGTCGCGTTCGACGCGATCGCGCCCGACGCGCTGGCGAACCTTGAGTGGGAGCGACGAAAAGGAACCGGCCCGGACCTGGAGACAGCCGAGCACGGCGACCGAGGTCAGAGCGGTCTCGTCGTTGACCGAGAAACCAGACGCGGTCTGGTTGTAGATGGCGAGCGCGCGGTACAGCTCGCTGGACTCGTCGAGCGCGCGCTTCTGTGGGCGAGCGCCGAACAGGCGCAGCGGGTTCAGGTTCACGAGCACCTCACCTCGAGCCGACGACTGGCCCTACCGTAGAAACCCCGTCACGCCCCCAGGCGAATGGTTCGCACGCCGCCCGTCTTGGCGAAGGACGGCGCGAAGGCGTTGGCCTCCGACTCGGCCAGATAGACGGCCATGGCGAGCGCCACCGCGGCGTCGATCTTGGCGTCGTCGGTGACCTTGGTGAGGCGCCAGCCGTAAGGAGTGGCCTTCACGCCGGCGTTCATGACCTGCTCGCGCAGGACGCGTGCGCCGCCGTGCGCCAGCCGGCCCTCCTGCATGACGTCGAACAGGGTCATGGCCGCGGAGCTCATACGCTTGTTTTCCTGGGGGAACTCTTCGATGGGCACCCGGAAGTCGTGCTCGAGGCGGAGCATGGAGCGCGTGAAGTAGTTCGGGTCGCAGCCGACGCGTACCACGTTGAGCTCGCGGCAGAGCTCCACGATCTTGGCCTCGACGGCCTCGTGGTCGATGTGGCCCATGGCGCCGTCCTTGCGCCAGACGTAGGACTCGACGTTGTGCCGGCCCTCCGGCGATCGCTGGCAAACCACGAGCGCCGTGGTGTCGCGGGTCCACGAGGCGTCGAGCGCCAGCATGGTCGGCGAGTGCGGGTCGAAGGTTGGCAAAGCGTCGCAGGGGTCCCAGAGCTCGGCCGGGTAGGCGCGGCTCGTGCCAGACGACGGGAAGCGATTCAGGTGGAGCCGCTCGAAGACCGGGAACGGCAGGGTGCGGTACTGGTCGCGTAGCATGCGCGCGGTGATCCAGCGCGCCGGGTTCGCGTCACGCCAGACTTTCGGGTCGCGCCCGTCGGCGTCGGCGGGAGCGCCGGCCCAGTAGACGTAGGCGCGCGGATCCCGGCGCGCCGGCCCGACGTGCGGCCCCGGCTCGCCGAGCATGTCGCGCAGCAGGACCCAGAGCGGCCCCTTGCGCTCCGGCCCGGCGGTCGAGATCGTAATGAGCAGCCCCTGGTCGACGCCGACCATGCCCGAGATGAGCGCCTCGCGCATCGACGAGTCGCGGTGCACGTGGTACTCGTCGATGATCGCCGCCGTCGGGTGATAGCCCTGGGCGGTGTCGGCGTCCCACGGCAGCACGCGGAACAGCGCGCCGGTCTCCTGGATCTCGAGCACGTTGCGGTAGACACGGGTGATGCCGCGCAGCAGGTCGTCCATGAGCACCATGCGCTTGGCCTTCTCGAAGACGATGCCGGCCTGCTGTTTCGTCGTCGCCACGACGTAGTACTCGCCTTCGAAGGTCGGCTCGGTGTACATGAGCGTGAGCCCCAGCGCCGCCGAGAGCTGGCTCTTGCCGCCCCAGCGCGGCAGCCCGACCAGCGCCTCGCGGTAGACGCGCCGACCGCGAGCGTCCAGGGTGCCGAAGATGGGTCGCACGATGTTGTCGCGCTGGAAC